CTATTTTCAATTAATATTTTTTGAGCCAAGGATGTATAATCAGGAATTTTCGTATATTCTTTATACAGTTCTTTTAAATTCTCCATTATGTATTTAAAAGAATTATTATCAAAATATTTTGATTCTATCACATCTATTATAGTTTCACCATATTTTTTATCTTCTATAATACATTTAATAAGATTCTGTTGAAATGATACTCCTAAATAACCAAAATTCTTTTCTTGCATTTTATAATGTATTCAATTGATAATTTAAAAAATTTGTTGTCGGTTTCCTACTTGAAAGTATTGATGATAAATCATTTAAAAATGGTTTAACATAATCTCTTACATCTAATCTAACTTTAGGATGATATATATTAGATGGAAAAATTCTTTCATTAAATGTTACATCATTTAATTTTAATTGCAATAAATAATATTGTTTTTCTTTTACTTCCTCAATAAATTCATTATTTTCATATTGTAATCTATTTTCAAACATATATTCAGCATTTTTATTCTTCAAATCTTCAGATATTACATTACACATATATTTCATATATTCTGAAATCTGTAATGAATTTTTAGCTTTGGGGTTGTAATTTCTTACTGGGAAAAGTCTTTGACATACAATATTATTTTGTGATGTCAATAAAAATTCAAATCTATTTAATCCGTTATAATTCATAATTTTGTTTTATGTTTTTTGATAATTTTTATTTTTTTCAATTCTTATTAAATTTAAGAATGGTAAGAAAAAATTAATCCAAGCATCTTCATTTTTAGGTAACAACGTTGATAAACCATCTTCTAACATCATTTTTATAATATTTTTATAAGACCTATCTTCACTATCTAAATTATTATTAATTAAATCATTAATTTCACTTTTAACTTCATCATTTAAAAATAATTTATCTAAACCTATTATTTCTTCATTTAAATCGAATAACCTTTTACCAAAATTACCATTTTTAGTTGTACCATCCAAGATATTTTTAATTATATTTTTAGGTTTTTTTAGATTATTACATCTATCAAAAACAAACTTTAAATCAATTATTTCTGTCTTAATTTCTGGAACAATTTCTAATAATCTTTTAATTCCTAATCCTTTAACACCTAAAATATTATCCGAATTATCACCACATAATATTTTAATTAATTTTACATTATTAATATTTACAGTTTGTTTTTCATAAATAAATTCACTATTAATGTCATATAAAATATGTGTTCTTGGATTATAAACTTTTGTTTTTTCATCTAATAATATCAACATATCTCTATCAGATGATATTATTATTTTTTCTTCTTTTGCAGTATTTTTAACATAGTAAGAAATTAAATCATCACTTTCACAATGAAAAAATTCCGCTTGTATAATAAACAATTCTTCTAAATATTGTTTGGTTCTTATTTTTTGATAATTATAATTATCATTATCTATTTCTACTTTTGGTTTTAATTTATATTGTGGATAAATTTTTCTTCTTTCGTAATTACCATCTTCACCATCCCAAAAAACACAAATTTTATTAATTTCATTTGTTTCAATAAATGTTTTTAAAGTAACTAAAAAATGATATAAACCACCAATATGTTTACCATCATAAAAATAATTTTTTCTTCCATAATAACCAATATTCAAAAGATTATCACCGTCAACAATAAATGTTATCATATTATTTTTTTATGATAACATATTAATAATTAAATTAATATGTTATCAGTTAATATTAATCTTCTTCATAAGCTATTGGATCTTCAATAACTTCATCCCTAATTTCTAAATCACCATCACCAGCAATTATTTCATTCCAATATTTAGAATATTTCTTCTTATAATCATCTAATGCTTCTTTTGTATCATCAATATATCCTTGTGGTATAGCAATAATCTTTCCATCTTTAAAAGAAATACCATTAACATGGTTCTTTAAAATAGAAATTTTTGTTCTAATAGCATAAGTGATTGTTCTACCATTCTTGGTTGCTGTAATATGATTAATTCCCGATTTTTTCTCATTACCAAAAAGGAAAACTAATGAAGATGCTAACCAAAGTGCTTCACCACCTTTAGCTTTAATTTGCGGTTGACCCCAAGGACCATCAGGTAATTCAACCCAAGGTTGATTAATAACGACCATTGTAGCATAATATGGTGCACTATCTTTTTTTGTTTTAGATATTCTTGAATGAATACCCATACCAATTTTATCAGCTAAAACTGATGCATTATGTTGTTTACCACCTTTACCTTCATATGTCATTTTACATGGTATTGAACCAACTGAATCCCATAAAAATAAAATATTCTGATTTATTTCACCTTTATCTTGTGCATCAAGTACATCATTTACAAATTCTGTTGCTTGTTCAATATAATCAAAAGAATCATTGAAAATAAATTCACCTAACCATTCCCCATCTTCATTCTTAGTGACATTTAATCCTAATTCTATTGCGTGTTCCCATGACCATTTTTTTTCAGTAATAATAAAAATAGGTAGATGTCCTTTTTTTTGTGCATCGACAGCTGCTAAAATCATTGCTGTTGTCTTACTACTATTACTATGACCCAAAAACATATTAATTCCACCCATTACAGGTCCAGGTAATCCACAGGCTTTACTAAAGGACTCACCACAATAATAAAAATCTATTTCTTTATATTTTGTTTTTGAAGAAAATTTATCTTTGAATGATGCAATTTCTTTCTTCTTAATATTTGCCATTTTGCTAATTATTATAAACTTTTTATAACAGTTATATTAATATAATATATATTAATAATTCATAACTATTATCATTTACTGTTATATTATGATAATAGTTATGAAAGGTAAATGGGTTACATCTACCTTTCATAATATAATTTTATATTAAATTAAAATGGAAGTTGATCATCAGGTTCATTATCAGCTTGTGGGTCTAAGAGACTGTTTGTAATTGGTGGTTTAGCTAATGTCATTTCTTCACTTAATTGTGATGTAGAAACAAATTTTTTAGCATCCATATCCCACCTTGGTACTTCTCCTTTAGCAACAATATCCAAATAATCTTCTGGTTTTTTTGAATATACATCAGCCCAAACAGTTGTATCATTAATCCAACTATCAGCGATTGTTCTATCTTCATGTAGTGGTGATTTATCTTCAGGAATAATTGAAGTAATTGTAGTATATTCCTTACCGTTTTTTGGGTTTTTTGATAAAGTTAAAGCCAATGTTAAATCACGACCATCAGTTGAACTCATAATATTACCTTTATTTCTAATAATTGGTAATATTTTATCAAAAATACCTTCATTTTTACCATTGTGTTTGAATCTCCAAAACTTTGGACCATCTTGTTCGTTATCTCTATCAATAACTTTAACAATGTAAAATCTCTTAGCGTAATAATCTTTAGCTAATTCTTTATCAGCTTCATCACTACTACTATTTAAACCTAAATAAACCTCATGTAATGGTGAACGTTTACCATCTTGTCTTGGGTCATATAATTTTAAATAATCATCTCCCACTTTAACTTCATGGAAGTACGCTTCTTTAAATGGTGATGAACCATCAACCATTTCTATAATTCTAATTCTTTTTTCACCACTTTTTACACCTTTTGGTAAAACTGTAGTAAAATACTTTTTTAATCTTTCTTCATTTGAAACATTGTTATTGCCACTTGTAGCTTTTTTTGTGTTTTTGTCATATTGCGATAATACGGCTAACACACTTACTTCTTCTGTTGTCATTTTTCTTTTTTTTTAAAATATTTATGATTGCAAATATATGCTAAATTCTATTAATTACAAAATTTGTTTTACTATTTTTTTTAAAGTTTTTTTTACTATTTTTTTTAATAATTTGGATTAAATGATTGTGCAATTTGATTCTTAGAATAGTTATCAACATCTTGTTTTGTTAATATATATTCATTCTTACCTGATGCTCTCATTTCATTCTTTTTAACATCAAAAAATTGTTGTGGTGTTTGGCTAAAAGGATAAGAATCTAATGACCTCATTTCTAATCTCTCTTGTGGTGTTACAGGTTTCATAGTTTCTATTTTAGCACCCAATTGGTCTATTTTAGATATAATATTATTCATTTCACCTAATTTACTTTCTAAGTCATTTAATTTAGTAAATACACTATCCATTTTTGATATGCTATCAGTATTAACCATATTTGTTTTTTCTACATCATTTTTTAAACTTTTAGTCATATTAACTAAATCAGTAATATCAATTTCTTCTGTTGAATCTGTTGATGCCATAGCATCAGTAGGAGGTACAGCACCATCAACAGGTGGTACACTTGCATCAGTAGGTGGTACAGCACCATCAACAGGTGCTTCGGGTTCTAAAGCACCGTCAGGGGCTTCTGTTGGTACTTCTTGTTCAGTTAATAAATAATTATTATATTTATTTATAGATTTAAATCTATGTATTTCGTTTAAAATTTTATTTGTCATTTTAATTTTTTTTAATTAATCATTTAATAATTGGCGTCCATCTTCTATTAAAAATGTTTTTTCATCAATTCTTTCATATAAACCATCTTTAACTGTTACATTATATTTTGGTAAATTTTTATCTGTTACTGATTTTTTTTCTTTATTTAAAAATTTATCTAAAGAATCATTTAAATCTTTTTTCATATTTTTACTTTTATAATAAATATCATTAAAATTATAAATGTTATTGTTTAATATCATTATTTTTTATTATTCTATCAAAAAGAGATTTATATGATGACATGAATGAATCATCTGGGTCTGGGAATGATCTATTAGCTATACGAATACCTTTAAAATTAGTAACCATATTATTATCTCTAATTGTATGTGAAACCTCAGTAATTAAATAAGTTCCTCTAAACATTGGTATATTTTTTAAATAAAAATACATTGTTGGTTGTATCATAACATTACCGATACAAGTTACATTACAAGTATATGAATATCCCCTAAATATGTTAAATAATGATGTATCAATATTTAATGAATTAGCACCAGAATTACTTCTTGCAATATAATCAGTAACTTTATGTGATTCAGAAGTATTTGTAAAAGATGATTGGTCTAATGAAACTCCTTTGAACATATTCTGATTACTATCACCAATATTAACTTCAAAAGATACAACTCTATTTGATTTATCATATTGTAAATTTTTCATATCAGTAATAATTAAAGAATTATTATGAATATCACTTATATCAAAACTATCATCATTGAAAAAATTTTTTCCATTATCATTCATATCTGAAGCATATTTTGAATTTGAACCACTATATTGAAATATTAATTTAGGTGTTGTATCTTCATAGTCAACTTCTAAGTATGTCCCAAACATCATATTAGAGAGGTCATTTTTTTTATTGTTATAAAAATTTATATATGCTGGTAATGCTCTCATGTCGAAACCTGTTCCTTGAATTAAAAATGATAATGATGAATATAAATTTAAATTTATATTCTTTTCATCCACTAAATCCTTAAATCTTGAGATATTTAAATAAACTTTATCACCTATTTCCCTATTTGCTTTATCCAAAAATAAGCAATCCTCCATTAATAATCTTTGACCAAGTGAATTACCACCAATCCATTGGTCATTAAAGGTTTTAAAATGATTATACATTTCTAATTTTAATGGTTTATTATTATATCCATCAATAATATCAATATTGTCATCTAAAATATTGTTATAATCTAAATTTTTAAATTTAGCTATAAAGTTATTCATTGAATAAATAAATGAATTGTTATCTAATAAATTAGTTTTTATATATTCATCAAAAGTATTATTAGTTATATTTTTATTATTATTATAAAGACTACCGAATAATAAAATAATTAATTTTAAATCTTTTATATTAGTTTCATTTAATTCAATTTTTGAAAATTTGAAAAATTCAAGATAATAGTTAGTTTCATTTGGACATTCACCGACATATAATTTTAATAAATTCAAATTAGTTTCATTTATTTGATTATCATTAAAATTTTTAAAATATTTTTTATTTTCTAAATATGTTTTTATTATGAATGGATTAATATCTTTTGAATTAAATAAATTTAAATCCATTAAATATTCTTCAGATGTAATCTTTTTTGATAAACTATTTATATTTGTCAATTGCAAAGAACTTAATTTATTAAAAAGCAATTCTGTTGAACTTTCATTATTATTAATTGTTACAATATTTTTCAATAATTTTTGAAATGAATTAATTTCTAATTCATTATTACTACTACCATTTGAAAATGCTAAAAATAATTTTTCAAATTCATCTAAAACTTTATAATTAAATGTTGCTATTAAATCATAAATGTTTTTATAATCTAAATCAATACTAACTTCATTTGTTATTGATTTATAATATTGATTATGTGATGGTAATTTTTTACCTAAAGTATTATTATCATATTTTGTTTCGGATAAAAATATTCTATAATCACTATTATTTAAAGTTCCATATTCTTGTAAAATAAATTCAT